AGAACCAACTCAGGAATTGGTAGAACCAACTCAGGAATTGGTAGAACCAACTCAGGAATTGGTAGAACCAACTCAGGAATTGGTAGAACCAACTCAGGAATTGGTAGAACCAACTGAGGAATTGGTAGAACCAAGTCAGGAACATGGTAACATTTTGGTAGCAGAAAATTCATTAGAAAATTTAAAAAAGTTGGTAATAGAATCAGTTAATGATTGCGGTTCTGAGACATTTGAAATTACACCAAATGTTTCACCAAAAATCACAATGGAAACCCGAGTTATAAATACAGAAAAACCATATGAACAAATGAACAAAATATTTGAACCTACAACAAATATTTTAGAATCAGAAAATCAAATTTGTGAAGATATAATCAATGATACAAAACCATCATATTAAATATTTATTGCCATTTTTTCGTATATAAATGGGAACACGGGCATTGCTAAATTATTATTTGTTAAATATTTCATAACAGTCGCAAGTATTTTATTTATTTTTAATGTATCTTTATTTTGATACCAAATTATTCGCAATAAAGATAATTCTGGATGCCATTCTATATTAAATGATTGATTTGTTATTAATTTATATTTTTCCACCCATTGATTGTCTATTTTTGTAGGTATAATAGTATCAAAACTTGACCAAACCTCCATAAATCCATGCACAGGTTCATTTAACATTTCAGATGTTCGTATCCACGAATTTAAATCACCATTGTCTTCTAAACATATTTTTAAATCTTTCCATATATACACGTGTCTATTAAACTGTTTTTGAATATGTATAAAGTCATTTGGCTCATTTTTCAAAATATAATTGAGTTCAACCCGATTTGTCATAAAAATGAAATCTTTAATTTATAAATTAAAGATTAAAAAATAAAGATGTCAAGTTTTATTGTTTTAGGCACAAAAGGTACAATTAAGCAGGCTACATTGGAGGAAGGGTCTAATACAGAGGAATCACTTCAGAAGTATCTAAAACGTGCAAAACCCCCTACTTTAATTGGCTCATGGACTTGGCAAAAGTACAAGTTGTTTCTTTATGGTTATAAAGAAGGTCGTGCAGGTACAGAGAATAAACATGAATTGCCACCCCCTCACGATCAAATCCTTTTATTTGGAGATGTCTGTGTTGTTGCCAGTTTATGTAAGAATCAAAATAAACCAAGTCCATTTACAACCGATCAATATAAGAAATTTTATAAAGCGAAATTCGGTGGATTTGAAGATTTAGATGACGACGATGACGATGACGATGATGATGTAGATGAAGAAGATGATGAAGATATTATAGAGGAAGAAGAGGAAGATGAAGAGGAGGGAGAAGAGGAAGAGGAGGAAGCAGATGATGGAGATATAGATGATAATGGTGGAGAAGAGGATGAGGAAGAAAGAAGACCTGTTCTTAAAATAAAACAATCAGGTGGATTCAAAAAAATAGCAAAGTGGATGCATAGTCCAGAACTTCAGGAGGAGGATTATCCTTTATAAAAATTGGGTTAAAGTTGAAATACATATTTTTTATAAATAAAAGTCAAATATGAATTATCGCGAAAATACAAATTTAGTAATTAAGACACTTCTTGGAGATGTTTTGACACCTATTCAGCAAAAAGATTTAGAAGTTGGTATATATAACGCAACTTTAAAAGAAGCAACTGCTAAAAAAGTACGAAAGATTTGGGAAAATCCCGTTTTCGTAAATCTCTATATAATTTTAGGCAGAACAACTATTACAAATCTGAAACCCGATTCATATGTGTCAAATACACGATTATTAAAACGCCTTGAAGAGGGGGAATTTAAACCACACGATATAGCCTTTATGAGTTATGGTGAATTATACCCTGAAAAATGGCGACCTTTAATGGAACAACAATTAAAGCGTGAGACTAAACTACTAGAAGGTAATAAAGATATGGCGACAGATCAGTTCAAGTGTTCCCGTTGCTATAAGCGTGAGTGTACGTATTATGAAATGCAAACCCGTTCTGCCGATGAACCGATGACTATATTTGTGCGTTGTTTGAACTGCGGTAAGCAATGGAGGCAGTAATCTCCGATGTTAGATAGATGCGTCTCAAAATTTTTTCATATAACATACGGGGATTGCCCTTTTTTCCAGATTCATGGTCAAATCCATTAGCAGACTGGTTTAATAATACTGATTACGATTGTGTATGTTTACAAGAGGTATTTACGGAAGGGCGTATAAAAATGTTAACAGATTCTCTTAAAAAAAATGGTTATACAGTAATTAAACCAAATGATTTTGCTAAAAGATATAATTTAATGAGTTCTGGACTTTTGACAGCAGTAAAAACAGAACGATGGTCTATTTTAGAAGAAGGCTTCCATTTTTATGAACATTCTACTGTAATTGAAAATATTACAAATAAGGGTTTCCATTGGTTAAAAGTAACTGAAAAAAACAAACAAAATAAACAAAACAAACCAATTTTATTAATCAATACTCACATGCAAGCAGATCATTCTATCAATTTATTTTCAGGATGTATAGATACACGGCCTATTAGGAAAAAACAAGCAGAGCAAATTTTAAAATTAATAGAACATGTAAAAACAAATCATTTGATTATTGGCGATATTAATTGTGAAATAGAGCCACACAACGATTTTCTTTATTTAACTGGAAGAAAAACGGGCATACAAAAACACACCTTTATATGTACAGGCGAAGATCTTGATCATGTTGCATATATCCCAAAAATTATGCCTAAAAGACCCATAGTAAAAGAGGTTTCTGTACTTTCAAAACTTTGGTGGAGTGATCATTGGCCAATATTTGTCATTGTTGAATTACCGCTCAGTATCGATTTTAGTGGCCTTTAAAGCTAACTAAATTTAATACTAGCCTGTACTTCACGCTATAACATTATTAATACATAAATTACACTTATAAATTTTATTTCTAAATGTATCTTTATCACACACAGTTGCGTCTAAAATAATTCCTTTTTTATCTCTACAAAGTGCCTTGTTACAAAATGAACAATAAGCGGCGCGTAAATCGCTAATTGCTTGCATAATCACATTTAATTGTTCATGTGTGTATCCCCCTTTACTCAGCATATCTATAAGTTTACTTGCTATACATTTATAATCCATTTTTTAAAAATAAAGGAAATATTATTTTTTGTCAATTTTTCGCATAGTTTTGCGTTTTCCACCCGCCTTTAAAGCACAAAATCTGTTTTTAACGTCATAAAGGTCCCCGTAGACTTTGTCAATGCGTTCTCTATGTTTGTCTTTATGACTTTTAATGCGTATATCTTCATATGTATTTGAAAGATATTCAAATGTTTTTGATGCTTCTAATATTTTTTCTACCAATTTTGTGGCTTTATTACACCAAGCATCTATTTCTGACATTCTAATTAAGATTATTAAAATAATAATTATTAATAGATGTCTTCGGCCAATGGAGCCATAATTTTGATTAAATATCAAGATAAATATTTGATGGGACAGGAGACAAACAATTTGTCTGAAAATGAAAATATTATGAAACATTATACAACTTTATATAAAGATTTCTTGAGTCCGGGTACAATAGAGAGCGAAGACGATATTATAAAAGCCAAAGAAAAATTTAGCGCAACATGTAAACAAATAGAAGAGCAATTTCCTGATATTTCAAGAGTAACCTTTGCCGATATTAGAAATTCACGTACAAATCCAGGATTTATAGCGGCAACCCCCCGATATGTATTAACAAAAAGACGAAATTTATTTGGTTTTCCAAAAGGTTCTTATGATCCAAAAGACATTACATTATTAAATACAATTGTGAGAGAGTGTTATGAAGAATTGGGAATTCATTTAGATTTAGATAAAATAAAGAATTTGGGAAAAGACGCATATAGAAATACAAAACAAGTATATTCATATTCTATATTTACATACCATATAACAAAAGATATGTATGAAAAATTTATAGAAATGATAAATAAAAAGAATCAAAGTCGTGAAAATGAACTTCATAATATACAATTTATAAAACCACCAACAGATTATAGTGATTTTTTTACCAATTTTATATCAAAAGACGCCTTTATGAAACATAAAATAAAGGGTGGAACTCGCAAAACAAATAAACGGAATACATCTAAAAAATATAGTTGTGGGTCAGTATAATAATGTATATTTTTTCATATTTCTAACATAGAATAGATATATGAAAATATATTTATTTATTACATTTATAGTTATACTATTTTTATATTTGATTACACGGCATATAGATATTGAACAATATATAGAATACGACTGGTCTAATAATTGGTCAGAATTAGATAAAAAAGCACGCAGAGACGCTAATTGTAAGCCACTGTATAAATTACAACGGAAACTCGGCGATGTTAGTACATGGGTATGGGTTGTTCCAGAATCATGTGAACATGGTCTTCCACATACAAGAGGGATTGATGTCGTAGCTATTCCCGAGAATATTATAAAAAATAAAAGGAATTTGGCATCAATAATGGAACATGAAAAAATCCATCTATTACAACGCTTAATGCCTTGGCAATGGGCGCGTTTTTATAGAATAGCATGGAATTATGAAATATATTCGGAACCACCAGTTGGTATACCATCAGAACTTATAAAAATGCGCCGTTCTAATCCAGATACTGCTTCTTTACCATATGCATGTTGGAATAGTCGTTGGTGGTCTGTTCCTGTTTATAATTCTGAAACCGATTTGTCTCTAAAGAACGCTTCGGTAAAATGGTGGGATCAAATGACAAATATAATTCATATGCGACCTCCCGATGATTGGACTGCTTTTTTTGGAGATGTTAATCAAGAAGAACACCCACATGAAATATCGGCCGAATATTTAGCATCAAAAAATCAACCTCATTCAAAAGCGATGAAGGCTCTTGTAATTTCCATGAAAGAAAATGCCGAATTTCCTGAAATATAAAAACACATTGATATAGAATGAATCATTATATGAATTTAAATCTAACAAAACAAATAACGAATGAGACACCCTTATACCTTGTACCCGTGTATTATATAATAATACCAATGCTATTAGGAGGTCTTAATGACATTTATATCAATAAAATAATAGGTTTACAACACTGCTCATTTGCGGATGGAGAACAAAATTGTACAATATATGGATATAGCCTAAAGTCGTGGCAACGTGAAACACTTCGTGTCTTATTACAATTATTAATAGTATTTTGTATGGTTATTTATGTACCAAAGTACATCACAAATCAATTATATTTAAATCTTTCTATGGTATTATTTTTAATAAGTCAGACATATCTTTTTGATGATTTTCGTAGGCTCTTGGCTGGTACAATATTCAAAATTAATTATAGTTCTGGAGAATAAAAATATTATTTTATAATTAGGATGCAAAATATTTGTGGGAAAGATGGAGGATTTATACCCATAGCAAAAGGCCCTCTTGATCTATGTAGAGGAAGAACAACTACAGAAGATAACACAAGAATAAAAGTTTATGTTATCAAAACCACACATTCTATTAGGAAAAACACCACAATTCGATTGCGAATTCCAAAATAATATTTTTCCATTTATATATATATATATGGATAAATCTGATATTCTAAACATTCAATCGATGTTTGAATGTTTAGAATACGCAATAAATTATCAGACCGGTTTTGTTTTGGATAAACCGCTAACGATTGATGAATTAACGGATACAAAAAGTAAATATAGTCACATTTTATGTATTTCATTTACACCCGACATTGAAACAGGCGACACAATAGGAATAAATTTATGTATAGGAAGAAATTCAAAAAACGCTGTTATTTATAATTTTAGAGATTGGGATACTATTTATAGTCGTCATTTTTATGAAAATAATATCACAAAACGCAAAAAATTACACAAAATATTTACGAATTGGTGGAAAGATACCCTTTGTGTTATTATGTCAATGGAATATAAAATGAAACAAACAGATGTATATCGTGAAGAATTGTATGTTAAATATATGAATAAGAATTTAGTCTACTATAGCACAGTTTTTTAGGTCTTGTTCTATTTTTACAGTTTCATCTGCTCCACTAATTTCTGATATTTCATTTGTATTTATTACATTTATTGTGTAACCACATGCTTTATAATACTCTCTTCTTTTTCTATATTGTCCTATACACCCTACATGTTGATAATCCAAAACTTCTAAAATGAGAGGGGGAAATTTCCGCATCTCTTTTTTCTCTCTTAAAATGCGCCCAACAGATTGTTCTACATTTGATTTTGGTGTAGCCAATAGAATTGTATTTAACGCGGGTATATTCATGGCCTCCGAAGCCATAGCAAATGTCCCTAAAATAATTTGATTTTTTTCCGAAGAATCTAAATCTTCTTGTTTCATACTTCCAACATAATAGCCTATATCGCTACAAGTCAAATTTTGAAGACATTTTTCAAAATCTTTTAAATGTGAACGTCTATCACTTAATATTAAAATTTTACGCCCCTCTTTAGCAAATTCCGCGACACGTTCGCTAAGAAATTGAGTTCTCGGTTTATACCCCGCTATTTGATTTAATAGTCTTGCACGGATAAATTCACCATTTTTGTCAAGTGGTGGTTCAGAAAATGCCACATCATCTACTTCATATCTATACACAATAACCTTTACAGTTTTATCCGGTTCTCTATGTGTAATACGATATACTATTGGTCCAAGAAACCATATGAAAACTTTTGATAGACCATCGGTGCGTTCAGGTGTTGCGCTAAGACCCAACATGTGTTTAGTTTGTATTTTAATAAGTGATTTTGAAAAGTGTTCTGCACCCAAATGATGGCATTCGTCAAATATGGAAAACCCGAAATCTACGAAAGTTTTTGCCGAATAAGGTCGTATACATAAAGTTTGTATCATAACAATAACACAATCATATGAATCGTCTATTTCACATATATCCCCCTGAACAACCCCTATTCGTATTCCAGGTACAAAATTCTCTAATTCCTTACGCCATTGAGACATTAGAAATTCTTTATGAACAACAACCAGAAACCGTTTTTTAATCTGTAATGCTAACCATATTGCCATAAACGTTTTACCATATCCACAAGGTACGCAAAGAAGACCATTTGCATCTGAAGCAAGAAATGTATTTACTATGGATATTTGTTCTTCACGTAGACGACCTGTAAATATAAGTTCTTCCCGGAGCGAACAACCATCGCTACGAATATCTAATTCGGCTTCCCCCAATAGCCTTGTGGCCCAAGATCTTGGTAAATATATTCTATCTTTAGATTCAAAATAAACAGGAAATTCGCTAGAACCCATATCATATTGGGGTAATACTTCCGGTTTAACTACAAGTTCTTTCTGTATTGTGGCTAAATCATTTGCGCTAAGTACAGATTTTGGTATTGAATAACCACGTTGAGTAAGCACCCGGCTTTGCTTTGGCCATATTAAAGACGCTTTTTTCAGCGATGCCATTTTGAAATATACGACAAATTATTTTTATGATTCAAGTTTTTGGAAATAAATAAACATATCATTTTTTAGGGAACTAAATGGAGACTTGGGAATTTGTTTTAATTTTAGTGTTTTTAACTATTTGTATAATTGTAATATCTAAACAGAAGGTGCCGGTAAATGTAATTACATTACTAGATAGTCCTATTTTCCAGATTGTTATTTTGGGTTTGACATTATGCTTGGCGACTATATCTCCACCTGTAACCATTGTTGCTATAACGGCACTTGTATTAGTTTATTATATGCGCAATGTGGTTAAGATACAAATGGTTTCGGCTAAAGTAAAACCTCTTAACCCACCACCCCGGATTTCAATAATAGAAGAAAGACGTGTAACAACAATTCAAAATACCGACGATGAGCCTAAAATGGAAGTCGCACCTCCTGTTAAAAACAACGATGTGATCGAAAGAGCCTTACAGGAGAGTGAGATGCGACCTCCTAATAATAACTATATTACAGTTGGTAATAATGCCCCAGTAAACAGGAAATTGCAGGTAACAGAAGAGAATGTGAAACAACTTGAAAAATTAGAAAATCCCCGTGGTTCATCCACGAATGTTGAATCTTTTGATACACATGCCTCTTTTCATTCTAATATCAATAGTACTGATAAAAACAAAATTGTAACACCTGAATTAGATTCGGATATTTTCTTAAGATCAAAACGTGTAGATGCGGCTAATGAAAATTTACTTATGCCGAATAATATGAGAGAATATAATAATAATGATGGTCAGTACGCAATAAATGAGCCAAGACCATCTTCGCTGGCAGATAAATATGAAGTGGCAAGATATAATCCAGATGATTTTATTGGAGACAATATTTTTACACCTGTTGGAACTTCTATAAACGATAAAATCTCAAATTTAACAAGGTCAAAATTTGTAAATTCTGCCCCTCCTCCCGATTTTGACAAAGTTACACCAAATAAGATGTATTAGACGAATAATATTTTTACATACCGGTTAGTATCAAATTTAGTTGCCCTTAAAGAGAACTAAATTTGATACTAATCAGTAATTATACTTTATCGGTGATAAAATATAATTAAATTACCAATCGGTACTTTCATAGCAGAGGTCAGTATCTTTTATTTTTATATGTCTTTTGAAATCTTTATCTGTATTTGTGAGTCATTCAAAACTCGTTCATTATGATATTTATCATATATATCACAATTCATAATATTCGTATTTATATCAATATCTGAAAATTTACCTATTTTTTGCCCTTCTTCAAGTATTTTTCGCGGTATACAATTACCCTTTGCCCCTACACATATGGGGGCCACCTCAGTCTGCCCCCATTTAGGCATTTTGAATTCTGGTATTAAACTTGTATTATCTGGACATTCTATTGATTCTAGTAAAACTATATTTTCACAACTGGCTGGATTACTAAATATAGATTGATTCTGTTTTAATCCATTACAGAATTTTGAGCCAGAATTACAATCCACAGCACCAGGGCTTACATTGGAGCCACAACATTTATATGAAGTTGAAAGATTTACATGATATTTATATTTGGATGGACATAAAGAACCGGCGGCTTTGAGTTGATTTTTTACCCCTATATCATGACACAACAGATATGTAGTAGAATTATCATCTTGTCTTGTATCAATAATACCGGGTACAAGAGCACAAACCCCTTCTTTTCCTTTAGCAACACACGTGTGTTCATAAACATTTATATTTGATGAACCACAGCACAAAGAATTTCCTTCTAAATCAGTAAAAAAAGTATAACCACTTGGGCAACTATCTACAGGTTGTAAATGTGATAATTTGTAACTAGATACTTCTTTAACAGCAGAACGACGGGGAGGTAATTCAACCTTTTTAGAATCACAAGAATCGTTTTTAGTAATACGTTTTGGTAGGGGTAAATCGATTGTACTTATTCCTTTTGATAACGAAATTAATATTACAATTAGAATGCCAACAGCACCAATTATTAAAGAAATTTTCCAGATCTCCATTCTTCTATTCTCCTTATATTTCACTCAAGAAAAATTACTTGTGAATAATAGATAAAAGGGTTTATGAATAAAACAAAAGAGATAAACATGAACTCCCGAGTCTGTAATCCGGCAAGGCGACGTACATCAGGTGAGACATGTCTTTCATCTGAAGCCTTGGAGAATTTACGGGAGACATGGAATAAAACGAATCCTAATAAAATGATTCGTGTAACAAAAACACTTAAAAATAAGAATGATAAAACATATCGTTTAAAATTATGGCATAAACTTCGCGATGCTATGAAAAATGTATATAAATGTGAAAATGAGTTTTGCGTCGTGAAAAGACTTCCAGGTGTAAATACTTCAACAAGAAAAAAGATAATGAAGAAATATTTTAGACCGGAAAAACCAGAAGAATGGAATAAAAAAAACACTACATGGTTAGATAGTTTTAATATTGAAGATGTGTTAAATCAATATGAGGAAGCACGGTCGGATTTTGAGTTTATTGGACCGGTTCCTATAGATTTTGATTCCCCTGCTACTGGAATTGGGAATTGGGGAAAGTGTATTGTAGATGAAATGTGTAAAATGGATATAAATGAAGCACATAAAAATGGCACCAAAAAAATCGGCATTGTTTTTAATCTAGATAAACACGACGAACCTGGTTCTCATTGGGTATGTGCATTTGTAGATTATCCAAAAAAGGCGGCTTACTATTTTGATTCTTATGGTTTGCCTCCCCCCCAAGAAATTGCTAATTTTTTAGAACGTTGTAAATTACAAGGATGTGAAACTATTTTATATAATGATATTCGTCATCAACGTAAAAATTCTGAATGTGGAATGTATTGTCTTTATACAATTATATGTTTATTAAATGGTAAAGATTTTAAAGATATTTGTGTGGATATTGTCAAAGATGATGTAATTAACGCTTTTAGAGATGTCTTATATGCGACAGATAAGCCTCGGCTACGAGCATTTGACAAATCTGTTCAAAAATTATGTACATGATTTATTCAATATAAATAGTTAATAAATGTTTCCAATATTGTATAAACGCCTCTTTTGGAAGATTCATATAATTATGTAAATATGTCCAGAATTGATGTAAAATATAAGGATCTTTTGCTGGCATAGATTCCATTATGATTTCATTGCGAAATGATAATGGGGGAAATACTCCATTCGTTTCAAGAATTCGTTCAGAAAACCACGAATCTTCTGCTTCTGCACGATGATTGATAATGTTATCACAAATATTTATCATATATGCTATACGACGTACAGTTGCCCCTCCTCCACCAGGATAATTGGGTTTCCATGCCCAAGGATTACCCCAATAATCACCATAAAAAATTTCTGTAGAAATTTTTTGTCTAAAAATAGTATCCATTTGTACAGTTAATATATAATCGGCATCAACCATTTTATAAGTTTTAGCATCTGTTAAAAATTTATTATAGTCTGTTTTTCCTTGTTCGCGTGTACCTAAATCTGAAAAAACAGGTTTTATATTATAATGTGAATATTTTTCACCTAAAATTGCTTTAATAAAATCAATATTCTTATCGGAACAGAAAATATAAACGGATAAATACGAACCCGCCCAAGCAATATTTTTCAAAATAAACTCAAAATTTGGATGTGGTCGTCTTTCTACAATTACAAATGCGTATTTAGATTTAATAGGAGGTATATAGTTTTCCCAAAAAATGTTTAATTTTGACATATAATGTTCAATAACATAATGATAAATATAAGGTTCTAAAATTATACGAAATCTATCCAGATATTGTTCTTCTGTTAAATTACTAATGTTGTTATATTCAGTTTTAGCCACTTCATATATAATCTCCATTTATTAATATTATTAATATTATTACTAATAATTATTTGTTTATGCCGTGAAGTACCGAAGGTTAATTGTTCCCATAAAAAGAGTAGCAAAGGTCGTTCAAATTTAGTTGCCCTTTAAGGGCGACTAAATTTGATACTGACCGATGGCAATTAACTTTCGCTATTTTCATAGCAGAGGCCGTATAAATTTAGTTGTCCTTAAACGCAATTAATTTTGATACAGATCGGCATCTGTAAAATTCGTTTAATCTGCTTAAGACTAATAAAGAACATAAATAATAATGAGTCAGCATCGCCAACAAATTCCGGCTTTATCTCAAGGTTATCAACAATCAAGAAGTTCAGTTCAAGATATCGGGCGTGTATTTAAAAGCCAACAAAACTATGCTAGACTTTTACAACCATTACGCGAACATTATGAAAAGAAATTGGGGAAACCTGAACTCCCCGAGAATATAGACGAAAAACTACAGGGACGATTACAATGGTACATGGAACAGGTTTTTAAAGTAAATGGTACAAATACTCCATTAAATACTATGAATCAGGATGTACTACGTGAAACTACATTAAGTATGGATACATGGTTTCAAAAACAATCATCTGTACCAAATCCTCCAGTGTATCGTAATACCATAAATCAAGGAAACGACGCTATTTTTGAAAGTGTAGGAAATCGGTTTGAAAGAGAGCAACAAATGAGAGCGCCTGCTCCTGCTCAGCCTGTTATGAATACAGATTTTAGTTTACCTGAAGACGATTCTGAATCAGAAGACCCCCTTGAAAAATTTGAGCGTCTTCGTAAAGAACGTGAAAGTGAAACTTTAAAAATGAATAAAACAAAGATAATTACAGATCAATATTCTGAACCATCGGCACAAGCAGCCGTTAGCATTGTTCCTCAGCAACTTCAATCACAAAATCAGACATTGCCACTTTTAGCACCCAGGCCTCAAGAATATATCATAAAGCAAGAGGATATTGTAAAATATCGTGAAAGTGAAAGCAATCTTTTTATTTTCAGTGGGGATCGAAATTGGTTATTAAATCGCAATGAAAACCGTTATAGATTTACCATTAACTTTAATAAAATATCAAATACAAATGATAATACATTTTCTCCATCTGTACAATCAAAATTTAAGAATATTACTAGGATAGAACTTGTAAAGGCTATTTTATCTGCAGAGAGTCTTGAAGTTGCTCCAAATAAAAGCGGTACATCAAGAATATCCAATTTATTGTCTTATCCATATTTGATGGTTAATTTGGACGAGTGGTCATCCAATTCTTATGGAACAAATACGGCAATAGATAATTGTTTTGCTATTATACAATACGATCAAATATGGAGACCTATACAATCTGCCGGTGCAGGAGTATCAGATATAGCAGGGTATATATCATTGACACCGCGTTATTTGAAGTCGCAACGGGTGTATCATCCGACACCATTGGCAACATTACAAAAACTGAGTTTTACTGTGGAAAGACCAGACGGAAAACAATTATCTACGCAACTTGATACGATGGATATAGACTATATTTATTTTGATCCTACTCGTTTAACAAATAATAGAAGTACATATTCTACGAATGATAAATCTTGGATATTTATTAAAACAACATCTTATTTTAATCAGTTTTTTGCGTTACAAGGAGATAGAATTATTATTCAAGGATATCAACTCCCCACATCATCTAACGTGACGCAAATAATGGCAAACGATGTAAATACATTTATTAATAATCCAGATGGACATTTAGTTATAGGAATAGCATACAATGATACTGGAACATCTGACATAACTGATGGGGCAAATTCGGTTGGATACGCCAATTATATAATTATACGTTCGCGCTTTACAGACCCTACTATGGGTAGTACAGACAGAGACTATTTGGGTGGAAATTCAACAAATGAAACATATATAACGGGTCTTGCTGACACTTATAAACCTAATACACCATGTGCTATGTTGAATATAAATAAGCAATCGCATTTTGTATTAAGGATAATAACAAGAGAAATGGATTCTGTAACAAATATTAGACCCGATAATTCATAAAACTAAAAATAATACGTTAATGAATCCCGGTTTTAATAGAAACTTCCCGGTTACTAAAATATAGACATAATCTTATGTTCGTTATTATGTATAGTTTATCATACATTAGACGTAATACATTATTAGTCAAATATCTAAGATAATTGACTAAATTTAGTATATGAAGTATTTGACATATAAAATACTTCATATTTAAAATTGACACTTGTGACAATATTTTTAAGGTTTTTTATGTTTTATATTCTTACTCACTTTAATTAGAGGAAATACTTGAATGAGAGTTTCATTTAATAAAATATTAGGGACAAATACTTTTATTATAGTGCTTTCTTTGATTATTATAATATCAGTTATTGTATATTATTTAAATATAACTAAAAAAACGGAGGGATTTTATCCTGTTACTCAAGAACGTATAGATTATTCTGAAAAAATGCAGCGAATTTACAATGATTATAGTGATATGTATTCAATAGCAACGCCTACTATTATCCCTCGTGGAGAACAAGGGGATACATTTTTAAACAAACTACTTGCGTCTCCTACGTATGAAGGCTCTGCCGATTCTAAAAAACTAGCCGAGTTGAATTATAATAATAAATTACCATATAAATCTCCTCCAGAAAATGCCATTCTTATGGCAAGAATAGCAAAATGCGAATCAATAAAAGATTGGGATTGTGAAGCATTTAACGATCCTGAATTTTTTAAATATTGTGGTATATGTACGAAGGAAGGTACAAATTTTAAAGGAAAACAACATATCGGAGGATTATATATAGATCCGTATATTAAAGAAAATATAGAAAAAGAAGCGAAAAGTTCTAATAAGATACCCAAATACACACCTACAGCAGGATATTGTAAAGGGGATTTTTTAATAGGAAGACCAAAATGTGATATAGAAAAAGATAGAGACGATTGTTCAAAAGTAATAGATTTTAAAGATCCAAATTCCATTAAATGTGCGTTATGTGCGAATTCTGAAGAAGGAAAATTTGTTTATGTTGGCAATCGTGGCAATAGAGAGTCAAATTATGCTCTAAAAACAAAACCGATTACATTTATGACACGATTGAGATTTGCCGTAAGTCATCCAAATGATGCTGTAATTTCGGTAATTAGAAAGGCGGATAATAAAGTAATCCCTGGTGGTATCATTCAAAATACAAATATTTATATATGTGATATAACAAATGCTCAAGAAAACGAAGAATATAATATAAGTGTAAAATATCCAGAATATAAAGATTATGTTTATTCAAATGATGAACAAAAACGTTTGGAAACGTCTAAAAAATGTTTCGTTAAAACTGCTTCCAGTGGGACAGTTTGTTCAGGGAATCGTTTATCTTATGTGAATAGTGGTGAAGTCCAAACATATGGTAATAATACAGAAATAGTTGTTATAAACGATGGATTATTTCCCCCAAATAATAAGGCGATTGGTTATACTATAACTGGCGACGGTATTCCGCCAAATACAAAAGTAATTTCATATAGATTTGACAGATCTAACCCGCGTGGCTTGTATAATGCTATTTTTATTGGTCTATCTAATCCAATAAGCCCAAGTGGTACTTTTGTATGTTATTCACCAGACAACAATTTGCCATCAGTATCTAGTTCTGAAGATTCTAAATTATGTAATGAATTACAAAATAATATGATTACAGACGTTGAAGGTTTAGAAAAACATATATGTGAGACAGATATAGACGGTTCACCTTTATCAGATCGTATTTATACAAACGGCAAAAATACAACCTATTTTGGAACTACGCGAACTGCTAAATGTATTGAAAAAGGGAAAAATACACCAAGAGGTATAGTTGGTCAATGGGAATCAACTGGTCTAGTATCAAGGACAGTACCATTGGCAAAATCTGTTAAGAGAATTAATGGTTTTGATGTTGGGTCAACGGGTGTTACATTAATGGGAACTATTCAGGGTAGTAAAGTATTTAAAAATATAGTACCCGAATCAAAGGCCGTTGGTATTCCACCACATTTATTTTGGTTCTGGGATAAGAATGATAAAAATCCATCTTGTGTTTTTTCAGTAGTTGTGCCTGCAACTTTATGCGATCCAACTATGAAAGAAGATATTAGATTATGTCCATCTGGCCCCTTGATTTCTACTGAAGAGGGTTCCAAACGTCTAGTAGCAGGGGCTTGTGAAACTTTATACAATGGTAAACCACAAGGGCCTGGAAATTATTCACAGGCCTGTATCCAAAATATTTTCTTGAATTCTGGATGTGTCCGAACTGGAAAAGCGTTTCCAAACAGTCCAGAAAAGTTAAAGAAATTAACTAAGAATTCTGATACAGGAGATAATAATGATATTGACGCAATTGAAAATATATTAGATGAAATGTATACTATAGCAACAACAACAAAAAATTCGGCAGGACTTCAAGTGGATGACACGACCTTTGGACAAGCATCAAACGACTGTATGGGTCGTATAGTTTCAAATCCATGCGATACACCAAATCGCGATAGTGGTCCCCTTTCCGTATCGTGTTTGAATTATTTATATAAAAATGCTGGAAAGGATAATGAACAAATAGGTCCAACATACCCTGGTATGGCAAACCGTAGTTCTGGTACTGGTAGAACAGATAAAAATCCAATTTCATTTTGCCAATCTACAGGTTCAATGGCACCAATTGGGGCCGATGGTAAGGTAAATATGGACGCAGTACAAGAAGCAAATTCTTACGGTGGAGTAAATGCCGTTCGTGAATTCTATAAACAAATACATATGGATGCTAATTATAATACGAACCCATCAAAACAGAGAATGGCATTAGGTCAATGTTATGGTGTCGCTGTAAGTTCTAAAAAACCAACTTGTAAGGGTACATCCGCAAGATATGTACGCATAATGCCCAGTACTATATCAAACGATTCTTTAATACAAATATCACAATTAACAGTATATGATGTATATGATACGAATGTTTCTATTGGTAAACCTGTAAAGTCTTCTGCATCTTTTGGTATTACGGAACCGAATTTTGCTGTAGATGGTGTACAAAGTCCCAGACCAATGCCTAAAATTTGGTGTTCTGCAGAGGGGCCAGGATCTTGGTGGGAAGTAGATTTAAAAAATACTATAGAAATAGCCTATATTGTATATCATAATAGAAGCGACTGTTGCGATTCAAGATCTAAGGGTATGATAATTCAACTATTGGACAAAGATAGAATAGTAATAAAGGAGAAAACATTTCAAGGTGGTTTAAGTGAGACGATATTATTTTCAAATGCGAGACCAAGTGGCCTATTAAGACCGAATATACCTTTGCAATTTTCGCCACATACATCGCCCGGTACTGTAATAACAATTGTTGCAGGTGGTGAAATTTTATTAAAACAAAGAACATCAAACCCAACAGATGATAATACTTTTATATCTATAAACGGAGAAATACCCGGAACATTTATGTTTAAACACAAAACAAGCGATAAATATTTGCGTGTTCAAGGATTTAGATTAAGGGCTAGTGAAAATGATAATACAAATTCTTTTAAACAGGAGATATTATTTAAAGTTGTTGATTCTCTTGTTTCATACAATAATGAGGTTTCATTAGAATCTGTATTCAGACCAGGCTCTTATTTGGCTTTGGCAGATAATAATGGCGTGTATATATCACCAGCAAAAACATTCGCACAACAAAAAGCCTGTTCGTGGCGTATTACATTATAATGAACATAAATAAAACTAAATGATTATTAATATATTAATCTAAATTTTTGTATATATACAAAAATTTAGATTAGTTTACGGTCGTTTGTAAAATAACAATAAGTTGTTATAAATAGGGGATGTTAAATGGACATTTTATAAAAAGTCCAATGCGGAATATGATTATAATAAGTGTACTTATTATTTTACTTATAGTAGTAATATATCTATATTCTAATACTTTAATTAATGAAAATTTTAAGAACTTGTCAAGAAAAAATTTAAAGACCGAAAATACCGAAAATATCGAATATGATAAATACGCGAAAAATCAAAGAGATCTATTTTGGAATAAGACAAATAAGAATTTATTTTATAATCCAGAGATTGAAAAAGACATGAAGAATGTCTCAGGCGCTTTAACAACTATTGATCCAATAATACGAAATAAGAATCGTCGTAGCATAGGGCAATATTTTGTTAAAAATCCTTTGATTGACATGGAAAAGAAAAACGAAAAATGTAGTCTTGTAAAAGAACCCAAATATTTACCTGAACGGGATAAGACAACAAATACTGGTTGTGGGTGGTGGTATAATGACGATCCTGACATAAATTCCGTGGGTGCTTATGGTAATCATAATGAACCATTTGATTCAACTATAAATAATAAATATCCAGGGGGCAGATGGATTTGGGATTTAAAACAGGCACAGTTAATGGAAGAAATAAAACAATGTAAAATGATAAAAGTATGCGAACAGGCAGATGTATATCCAGGTAAATGTGGTTTTTGTGTTTCTAGTGATACAGGCATTCCTGTAGATGGAAGAGGTAGAGTCAAATATCCGGATAATGAGAATTTAAATTGTGATAAAGTAATTACAAATCCAGAATATTGTCCAGGTATATACACAAATATTAAGCCTGTAAATGGTAAATATTCTAATGAATATTTAATTTTATTAGCTAAAGCAGTAGGATGTACAAATGATGGTATTATTGTAAAGATATTATCAAGTGGAAATTATGATAAATATTTAAAAAATAAGAATGATGAAATAGAATTATTTAAATTGGCAAATAAAATTCTGCAAGACGATGAAAAATTATCCTTAAAGGTAGAATGTTATGGTAAAGGCTCTTGTGAAAAAGAAGCAGCAATAAAATATTATACTAAAATAAGGGATATATCAATAAGTGGTAAAACAAAAAATTCGCGTGATTCGGCAAAATATTTGATGAAAGGTACATTATTTGATCCATGCCTATATTCAAAAACACAAACAGGGCCTTTTAGTTTATTATGTTTAAAACGAGTTGCTTTAGAAAATAATTGCCAACCAGATGGCACAGATTTTCCTAGTTTGACACCAAAAAAAGTGATTGTTCCAAAAGAATGTGGCAAATATGGTCGTCCAAATTCCGATGCGAAAAAACGACTATATACAGAAAGCGAATGTGAAATGCTCAATGGATATTATAATGGAGACGACGATTGTCGTAATAAAGATGGTGGAAGTTATAATAAAGAATGTAGCGGATTAAATGAAATAGAAATGTCACCCATGTCAACAAAATCTATTTATGATAAAATGAAATGGGAACAAGTTGGTCTTTATTTTAAAAATTTATATGACGGAATGAATTCTTCTGATAAAAATACACAGATAGATTCTACAAAAAGATGTCTTGGTATAGACATTGTTCCATCGGAACCGGAATGCGACGACAAAGTGGGTTGTGAAATTCTATGGTATTCTTGGAATTATGATTATAGTATGCCGGATGATAAAATAGCAAAGGGCACATTTTTAGGACGAACAATACAAAATACATTGCCAAAATTTAATGTTGAGGGAGGCAATGGTTCTTTCAATCCATTTAATATAAAAGATAATATATCATTTCATATTAGAACTGTATACAGTAATAAACAAGCGGCTACAAATAAGTTTGGTCTAGTAGTTAGTGGTGGCGTTTGTATTAAAATAGACGATGAACCAATTGCGAAAAAATGGTTACCTGGGCCTCAACAAAGCATCACAACCTCTTTATTTAAAACAGATACAGTATCTTCTAAAAATATGGATATTTATTGGTTTAAAGAACGTGATCGTTCCACTTTTATACATCAATTATCAAATCATTATGGTATAAATGATTATCATGATATATCTCCAAAAATGTTGAAATTGCGGGTTCCGTCTGATTATCCATTAGTTAGATGGGATTTTTATAACGATTCATTTGATGATAGAAATTCGGTGTTGCGTTCAGAAAAGAATAGTATTGCGTTTGATTATAAAGATGGTAAAAAATGTGTTGTATTTAATAATAACAGTTCATTATCTATAACAAACAGTGTATATGGAACAATCTTTAAAAGTTTTACATATAAAATATATGTAGATTCTATTCCAACAGATAAAGCATATTTATATTCTTTCCGTTTTGGCAATACAAAATGTGATAAAAATGATAAGAATAATATGGATTATAGTATTGATGGTGGTTTAAATTCAGATGGTAGTATTTGGATGGGGGCGCGTCTAGATAATGGAAAATATATTTTATTTAATAAAACAGGCAAAGAGGTTTTTAAGTTAAATAAATGGTTTCATGTCACATTTGTATACGATGATGATTTTAAAGGAACAACTATTTATATGAATGGAACTCTTGTAAAAAGAAGCAGAAATGAAGAGTGTCCAACGGGCATATTTAAACAGAAATTATTTAATAATATTAACATTGGACGTGAAAATAACGCAAAAAATTGTATAACACAACCTATATATTGTTGGATTGCCTGGGTACATTGGTTTGATTACACTATAGACAAACAGGCAATTTATAAAGATATTAATACTGCATATTCCAATAATAAAATATATGAAGAAAAATTAAACACAGGGTGGAATTTTTTAAATAATACTTAGGATGTGTCGTTATATATACTTATATATAATAATTAATAAATATTTATAAATATGATATGTATTAATTATGTTAATTTGTATTATATTTTGTATAAATATTATTTAGGGGATAATGTTAGCAGTATATATTTTAATAACATTAATATTTTCTATTTTAATAGTATTTGTGTATAAACGTTATACGTACGAAGGGTTTGATAATTTAAGTCAAGTAAACAAAAACCGGCAAAAAAACAAAGATATAAGTTTGAATTTTCAAAACAAGGGTCTTTTTATAAATCCTGAGTTACAAAATGATATGAGTAAAATAAATGACGCATTTAAAAATACAGATGTATTAGCCAATAAAAATAATAAAAAGACAGACTACTCCAAATTTTTTATAGTCAACCCTGTTCCCGGATTAATGAAAGAAAATCTGAAATGTTCCCAAGTTTTGGAACCCCGGTTATTACCAAAGCATGAGTCTACTATGGATAAAGGCTGTGGTTGGTGGTATATGGACGACGATGCTAGCCAATCTATTAGTGCTATTGGTACAAATAGTGGACCATATGATTTAAGCACATTGGAAAAAGCCATGCCTGGAGGCGAATGGTTGTGGGATTTAGAACTGGCTCAAAAAAAGGAGGATATTAAACGTTGTAGGCGTATAAAATCGTGTGAGATTTCAGATCTTGTGCCAGGAAAATGTGGCTTTTGTGTTTCACAGTCTATAGGAATACCGATAAATTCAAAAGGGGAAAGTCTATATGGTGATGATCCAAACTATACTTGTTCAGATATTATTACAAAACCGGCAAATTGTCCAAAACTCGTAACGAATATAACTTATTCTTCTGATGGCAATCCTATTGTTATTGCGGAACAAACAGGATTATGTGATCCAAACCCTTTGACAGGTCAATTAACAAAAGATTGTTTAATTACTATAGCAAAAGGTGTAGGTTTTACTGAAAATGGTGCAATAATAAATATTTTATCAGGTGATTCAAGTGGATATTATTCAGAGAAAGGGGCAAATAGACATTTGTTTGCTAGTGCGTTAAATACACTTCAAACATATAGTTCAATATCATCTCCAAACGCTTATTTTGGCGACGGGCCATGTTCAAGGGAGGAAGCATTGGGATATTATAATACAGTAATGAAATTAATGCAAAATGGTTCAACAAAGAAAGTTCGTTCTGCATCTAAATTTTTAGCGGTTGGTGGTTCTGATTATGACGAATGTCCAGATGACGTAAATATATACGGACCATTTAGTATTTCTTGTTTAGAACGTGTTGCGTTAGAAGCAGGGTGCCAACCTGATGGAACAGAATTTCCAAAAGAGATTAAACAGGCTCCTGTAAATGTGCCTGCTTATTGTAAAAAATATGGCCGTGCCAGTGATAATGGGGATTTGCGATTGTACAATAGTGAAGAATGTAAATTATTAGATGGAAATTTTCATGGAAATGGGGAATGTGTTAAAAAAGGAGGTGGTAGTTATAGTTGGGAATGTCGTGAACTTAATAAGTCAAATAAAACAGAATCTACTAAAGATAAATATGATACCATGAGATGGGGGGATATTTTATCATATTTTACCAATTTATACAGCCAGATGAATTCTGGAGATAAAGATAAAACAGTATATGCAACAAAGGCCTGTTTGGGTATAGATATTACACCGATTGAACAGGATTGTGGTGAATTAAATGGCATATATTGTTATTGTTATAAATGGAATTATGATAATACTGCAGGTGGCGTTGATACTCCAAAATCATTATTTTATGGTAGATTTGTTAATAGGTCAATGATAGAGTTTAATAATAATGGAAATTATACTCCGTTTAATACAAATGGGACAGACAGGATTCATTTACGTATAAAAACAAATTTTAAAATAAATAAACGAACGGATACAAAGTTATGGGTATTAACGGATGATGGTATAAGTATTAATGTTGATGAAAAAGCAATTTTATCAAAGTGGTTTGATCAGGGACCTACACAATATGAAACACCCAATTTTATAATAAATGATGTAGAACCTACAAATATTCAAATAAATTGGTTTAATAATGGAGGGGGTTATACGTTTGTTCCTAGAATAAAATCTGGACCCCATTATGTTAGAATTCCAGATACTCTATTAACTTTAGATCAACCATCTAATTATCCATTTGCAAGATGGGATTTTTATGAAAGTTATATAGAAGATAGATGTAAAATATTAAATTCAGAGGTTACAGGAAATATTCCTATAGGTGTATGTGATGGTAAAAAATGTGGTATTTTTAGTGCAAATAATTTTATTAGAATAACGAATGGAATAAGCACCTCTGCTTTTAAATCTATATCAATGATGGTATATATACGTTCTTCTCCACCAAGATGGCCTAGATTATGGGAATTTAATAATTCAAAATTAGGAAATTACGATGGTGGAGAAACTCAAAGTAGATGGTGCGAAGATTCAATATTTGGAACCTTAAGTCCAAATAATTCTCAAGGTGTTGGTTTTTATATACAAAATGGTTGTAATGGATTTTCTGAATGGCCTAATCCACATACTGTACAAATTGGAAAATGGCACCATTGTGTATGGACTATTGACGAAAGTTTAGATGGAATTTCATTTTATGTTGATGGTGTAAGAGTAATTAGGCAAAATCATCCATATATTAAACAGCTTTTACAAAACAAAATATATACGAATATGTATATTGCAAATAGCGTTGAGTATTTTCCGAAAGATCTTGGTATTGCTTGGTTTAGATTATTTGATTATACGATGACAGAAAAAGATATTAAGAATGATGCTGATAATAATTGGTCTACAAAAACCCTTTTTCCTAAATCAGCAGGAACAGGGTGGGCATAATTTTTTAAATAAAATATAAAAAAAATGAGATTATTCAAACACTATCTTATAATTTAAAAATGGTGTTTAAATTTACTTATTCTACAATATTACGTATTCACAGTGATGATAACAATAAACTTTCTACGGCGGTGGCTCTTAGAAATAATGCTTTGTTGGAGGTGAAAGAGGGATTTACAAGTGTAAAGATACCATTTGCAAATCTAAACGAATGGGTTAATAAATATCCAAATGCTACGCACATAACTGTTGGGGATGGTGAGAAAGAGTTGTTGGAAAAATATTTATCTGTACCAAGTCCTGTAATTACAAACAGTGATGTTTCTGGTTCAACTGTAATGGATGTTTCTGATCCGACGGCATTGGATGTTTCTGGTTCTGTAGTTTTGGATGTTTCTGGTTCTGTAGTTTTGGATGTTTCTGGTTCTGTAGTTTTGGATGTTTCTGGTTCAAAGGCTTCAGTTGTAGGTAATTCGGTAGATGAGGCGACCAGTTCAAAGTGGTCGGGTTGTTGCTCCAGTGTGAAGACTGCGCCAGTTTCTAGTAATCAAGATATATCTGGGGCGAATGTCGCGCCTACAACGGATGTATCTGGTGCACCCTTAAATGAATCCGAATCCGTTGTACTTAAACGCGTGCCTACTGCCACCGATATGAGTGCGGAATCAAATAAATCAGCAGTTGTAATAAGAAATCCAGTAGAAGTATCAACAACAAAACGATGGTGGTGCTTTTAATAATTAGAAATATATCATAAAGTTTTAAAAATATATTATAAAAATTTATGTTACCAAATAATTTGTTATGTACCATGAAGTACCTAAGTTAATTGTTCCCCCCCAAAAAAGGGAGTAATTAACTTTCACTATTTTCAATGCGGAGGTCGTACAAATTTAGTAGTATCTAAGGACAACTAAATTTGATACTGACTGTTATTTACTTCGCCGTTCTTCGCATAGAAGCAGCGGTAATTTGAATATCCTTTTCTAAGTTGGGATCAAAAAACGGCATCATATCATCACGTTTATCAAATCTATAACAAGATAGTTGTTCATTTTCTGTTGCATTTAATATACAATCTACAGCAGATTCCCTCATAGCACTAAATAATGATTCGGCCAATTTCTTTTTATCCTTGGCGATAGAAAATATAGATTCATCTGTTGATATAGATTTATCTTTATTAACCAAAGTCTCATTTACTTTACGAGCCTTCTTTTGTGCTTCACTGAATTTAGATATATATGTATAAACTTCTACATTGCGTTCAGAAATAGGTAAAGATTTATGAGAACATATACGGATCGCCCTTCCTCTAACCTGTTCTAAACGCACATAATTCCAATACGGTTCCATAAGATGTACTTGTCGAACATTTTCTAAAGAAATACCCTCGGCACCAGATTGTGTAATCATAAAAACTTGTGCTATTTTACCATTTCTATTATCTACATCTCCATTTGCCAAATTTTTAACAGCAGTTGCTAAATTTCCAGGCATTTTTGACCAATTAGCATTGAAAATGTGTTTTAACATATCGCGTTTTTCAGCAGATTCGTCACCTGTATATAAAATAAAGCGTTTTTTACCAATGTTTGCGGGTTCCAATAATTCTGGTGAAATTTCCCAGTGACCATTTGCAGACGGTTCAATATTAAATCTTACATAATCTTTTTGAAATTCTAATGCCATTGAAAATAGACCCAGACCTTCTAATGTTTTAAATTGACTATAGATGAGAACGGGTCCTTTTGTTGTCTCCATATTATTAATTATAGCCTGATATTTTGGGCTATATATTTTAAGCCCCTCTTCAGAAAACACTTCTAGTCCCAATTTTCTAAAATCAATGAGTGCTTGATTAATTGCTTCAGTATATGGATCCGTTTTTTTTACTATTTCAGAATTAGTTTCATCTTCTGTATCTTCGGCAACCGCTTCGGCAATTATACCATCTTCATCATCTGGTTCAGTAGTTTTTTTACGCCCAAGATCGACTTCTAAGGCTCTTTTTTCATCGCCAGGTTTAGGTCTAGTGATTTTTTCAGGAAAAACAAAATTACACGATGCTCTACTAAAAATTTTGAATGTCCCTTTTTGACTTTTCATAACCTCTTCATACCGCCCTTGTCCAACTTTGGGTTTGGCTTTCGTTTTACCTTTTTTATCACGTTCTTCTTGTTTAATTTCAAGAGTTCGTACAGAAGTATAATAATCAAGTTGATGGTCGCTCATATCTACCTGAACTATTTCATCTTTAATAACTTTGGCTACTAACTCCGGTTTTCCTGCTTTATAAAATGAAATAAGTCCTGATAAACGACCCATTAAAACAATATCCTCTGGTTTTTTAAGGGTTAAATTTTCTTTATCAATAAAAGTATCAATAAATTGTTTTTCACAATCTGGTAATCTATGGTAAGCACTAAAAGCGGTTGTTTTAAAAACACGATTTGTTGAACCTAATAATTCCATTAGTCCACGTTCTATTCTTTCTTGCCATCCCTCCAAATTGCGTTCTCTTTCAATTTCCTCTTTAGATGCTCCTTCAATTTCGTCTCTTACAAAACCGCGCATAATTCCAGTTGTTGTATCTATAACTTTTTTATATCCACTTGGAACTGGAGTTATACGAATCGTCGTAACTCCTTTAATAGTAACTTTATCAAAAAGGTCAATTTCAGGATGTTTTGTAGCAAATGCTTCAAGTTTATTAATATCGGCTTCTGGAGAAATTTGTATGGTGGCATATCTCATATCACCACTTAATAAATTTGTAAGTATACCTAATTCTTGAGGATAGTTAATAATAGGCGTACCTGATAATGCTACTATTTTAGAACCAACAGAATTGCAAAGCATACGATATAATAAATATGTTATTGGATAATGACGACCACTCTTACAAAATTTAGGAATATATTCTGCTTCAATTGGTTCTTGATTATAATTTTCTTCAAGTCTGCTATTATTGATCGTTCGTATTAAATTGTGAATTTCATCTATAATTATAACAGAACCATCAAACATTCTACCATTATTACAGGCATATTCCCTCATTTTTTTCTCACTGAGACCATTATAATTTATAAATGTAAAACGACTATCTATATGTTTTTGTATTTGCTTTGTAATTGCATCTTTTTCTACACCAGATAATGTATTCCAATTAGAGGGTAGTGTAGGATCTGGCACCCACCCCCCTTTTTGTTTCCTAATTAATTCTAATGGTAGACCCAATGTTTCATGTAAAAATATTGTTTCTGCGCTAGATTCATTCCATTTTGCAGGTAAAAACGTCCAGTAATTTTCATTGTTAAAAGCAAAGAACCCGCATTTTTGTAATTCTCCACGATAATTTCCACGAAGAGACGCAGGTGTCATAATATAAATTTTCCGTACACCTGATCCATAAAGTGCTTCTGCTACAGCAATAGATGTACATGTTTTACCAGAACCAAGGCCGTGATATACAAGTAAACCACGATATGGGCTAGCACGTTGTAAATAATCGCGTACGAAAGATTGATAAGCAAATGACTTTAATTCTTTAGATGATGTTTGGGAGGCAGCCATACATGCATTGGGATCGGGATCTTTTGTAAGAGGGGGTAACTTATAATTATTGAAAGTTTCAATAATAAAAGGTACGAACGCCTTTCTGTTTTCAGGTACAAACTCTTCTGGAGTAATAATAGGAGGATTAGATGGCCCTTTAATGGCATCTGTTACTTGTAATATAAGTCCTTTTGTTTCAGTATCTAATTTTTCCATTTTTTCTTCATCTATTACATAATTTGTAGGGTTTTTAATAATAATTGGTTCTTTTGCTTTTCGTTTAATTTCAAGTTGAGAACCCTTGTATGTTGGTTTGGTTAATATACTTTGTTGTTGTATTATAGGCATTTCCCCCTTTGTAGAATCCGGGGCAGTTAATCCGATTGGTACAACTTTTCCTAAATCTTGTGCCAATTCCGTTTGTGTTGGGATAGGCTTTGCAATTTGGATCATTGTTCGACTTAATTTTGGAAATTTTGGAGGTCCAACTTGTGACATCCTCTAAATTCATTCTTACATTTTATTCGTTAAGTAAAACCTCTCATATTATTTATAAAATTGATTCTTCAGATTTACAAAAATATAATGTAAATGCCTCCATTTTATTACGATTGTCCGGTTTGTAAAAAAACATTCCAACAGGGCCAACTAGGAAAACATTTATTGCGTTATTCATCGTTGGAATTACAGCCTTATATAATAAATTATGAGAATATACAAACTGATGGTGCACATCCAGAAATATTATGTAGTGGTAGAACCTATGTTATTTGTCCAAATACACAAAAAGCCTATGAAAAAGTAGGTGGGAAATTAGAAAAAGAACATCGTGTCTGTACTCATAAATATAACAATTATTTTGATAATAAAAATGGTGATGAACCACGTAATGAATTTAAAAATACAATACTGGAAAAACAAAATCCCAAGGAATCAGAGCATTATACTTCATTAAAGAAAAATGAGTTAATTTCGTTATGTAAAACAAGATGTATAGATGGTTATAGTGGGAAAAATAACAACGAATTAATACAAATTTTAGTGAATAATGATGTATTAAATAAGGATATTCCGCGCGAATCAGTATGTTTTATAAATTTAGATGAACACAATATACAAGTAAAGCCGAAATGCGACTGCTCTCAAAAAATGGAATTATTAGAAAAAGAATTAAATTTATATAAAATGTGGGCAAAATCTATTTTATCCTCAATGCCAGATTTGCAATCTATACAGGAAGATGATGTTAATAATCAACCGTCACAGAATCAATCGTTACAGAATCAACCGTCACAGAATCAATTGTTACAGAATCAACCGTTACATAATCAACCGTTACAGAATCACCCCTTACAAAATGAACAACTACATAATCAACCGTCACAGAATCAACCGTTACAGATTCAACAAGTACAGAATCAACAAGTACAGAATCAACAAATACAGAATAAAGAGACGAATAATCAAGTCCAACAGGAAAAAATAGTAGAAGGAAAACAGACAAAGAAAAAATCTCTAAATCCATCTGTTAAGCGATCCGCAAAAATTATTGCTTCTAAAAAAGAGATGGAAAAGGGTCTATGGTGTAAAAAATGCGAAAGTTGTAATAATATAGCGCAATACGCAACGGAATTAAAACCATGTCAAATTTGTAACAAATTATGTCATCGTGATAATGATTTATACGGTTGTTATCATTGGGATTGTTCAGTATGTGATAAAAAAATATGTAAAGAATGTAATAAAGTAGCAGGTGGGAATAAATTGTTTCCATTTTGTTCGACGAATTGTAGAAAACAACACGTGTCTTAATTTGATATTGACCGATATAATTAATAGGGAATTAATTCATATTTTTTTATAAGATCGTCTGGTATAGAAGTTACATTTTTTTTCTTTTGTAAAATAACCATACGGTTGCTTTTTGTTTTTTCTATTATGTTGTAATAATCTAAAACGACATGATATTGTTTTCTATTTAAAAAATCATCAAAAGCAATTAAACAATCTGGACTAATAATATCAAAACATTTTAAGCAACATGCTACACGAAAACGACCATCAATAAGTACTAAATCTATATTTTTTTGTTCATCGTTGGTCAAATTAGACATGTGATTACTATAATTTATCCATTGTATATGAGTGCTATTTGGTCCGGGGTATCCCAAACTGTTGGGTAGTGTATTCATTTCATTATAAAAAAATTTAATTTTATTAGATTTAATAATGTTTTTTATTTTATTTATCCATTGAATGTCACTTTCTACCGAATATATTTTACTAATATTATTTCTAATATTTGCTTGATATGTTGAACCCCCTGATCCATATTCAAAATATACTTTCGCTTTATCTAAACATGTATAAAACATGTTTTTATCGTTAATCGTTAATAAAGGCTCCATTTTATATCATGTATTAATAAAATTATTATTTACCGGCAAGTATCAAAGTTAGTTGCCCTTAAAGGCAACTAATTTTGAACGACCTCTATTATGAAACTAGCCAAAGTTATTTGCTCCCAAAAAAGGGGGCAATTAACTTTGGCACAATGAATTACAACACAATACAGTTCTAATCATCAGATTCCCGTTGTGGTGAATCTATATCAATAATACCTAATTTTACAAGAGCCTTACGCGAAGCCTCCTGTTCTGCCACCTTTTTGTTACGAGCAATAGCGGTTTCTACTATTGAACCGTCTGGTGCCAATACCCCCATTGTAAATGTCCGATTATGTAAGGGCCCTTCAATGTTAACTTCTCTATATTTGGGTGGTTGATGATAAGTGGCTTGATAATATTTGAGCAACTGATCTTTGTAGTTTGTATTTTGTGATATCAGTTTAGCAAAATCTATATGAGTTTCAAATAGACAAACAATCCAATCAAATGCTCGTGCAAAAGCCCTGCCTCTGTCAATTGTTGAAAGATCCCTATACAAAGCGCCAATCCATGCCTCCAACATAGATCCAAGAATACGAAGATTACGACGACCATTACATAAATCTTCTACATGGCGACTAACAATGAGCCATTTATCCATCCCTATTTTTGAAGCAAGATGTCCTAACATTTTGTTATTTACAAGATTAGAGCGTAAAGATGTCCAAAATCCTTCGCCCTCTCCTGGATAACGGAGGCAAAGATATTCAGCAGTTATAGCTTGTAAAATACCGTCTCCGTGGTGTTCCAATTCTTCGTTATCGGAATTTTTCAATGGCATCACATCATCAGGTTTTGGTACAATTATAAGTTTTTCACCATTATTTTGTACATTGGGTCCATCTGGTCTATCAACATATGAACGGTGTATAAATGCTTGACGAAATAAACTAAAGTCATTTGGCACATCCTTAACACCATAGGTGGAAAGGATGCGCAGAATTTCAGAATCAGGAATATCTTTGTTAATATTATTCCATGGATTATATAATTTTGTGTCGCCAATTATTTCTAATGAATCCATTCTTTTAATAATTATAAATAATATTCTTCCATTCAATTTTATATATTTTAATTGGTCAAATTATATTTGTTTGTTCTTTAAAAATGCGCCAAATTTGTTCTTGAAATGGTATTAAACCAATATCTTCATAATGAATGTTCCCATTTTGTATAATACCTGGATAAGCAATACCGAGTCCATATAGGCCTTTTTTCCCTCGAACAACCCCTGTTTTTGAATCATACTCTTCGCTATCTATATGCGAACCATCTAAAAGTTGAATATGTATAGTTCTTTTTTTAAATCCTGTTGCGACAAGAATAGACTCAGATTGTAATAATGATTTAAATGAACTAGATGAATCATTCCACGATTTAAGTTTTATATTTTCATATTTTCCATCTCTTACATCATCCGCAAATTGTACTATATTACCTTTAACACCGTTATGAGCACCATTTCTAGCATATTGAATAGGTTCATTGCCCTTATAAATACCTGTAACATTTGCCCCAATTTCATGTAAATTACGTATAATAATTAAACCGCTATGAGAACATCCGATCACCGTTACGGATGTTTTAGGTTGGACGAATTTTTTCAATCGTTCAATGTCCAGACCTATTTCTAAAGGTATAGTTGCAATACTTAGATCAAAAGATTTAGGTTCTGCTCCTAAACACAAATAAACGTTTTTACTTATTACACACTCAGAATCTGTTTTAATTAACCATCCATTTTCAGTTTCACAAATTTGTCTAACAAAACACGTTATTCTCATAATCTTTTTAAAAAACGGTTCGCATACTGCAAGTAAATATTTTGCCATGTCAGATACTAACATTAATTCATCTGGTTTATATATTGAGTCGCCTTTTTTAATAGCATGTTCGGCAAATTCATAGTTAGACAACACTTTGCGTGTTTTTGACCAAGGTGTATTGCTCATCACGGACCCATATTTAAGTACTAAATCGCCACCAAGCCAGTTGGGGTCAATTAAACATATTGAATTATAATCAGTGTTAGATTTCATGAGTTCTAAAAACAATATCATGCCAGATATACCAAAACCAATTATAGAGTGGTTCATCTAATATAAGAAACTATTTTTCATGAAGAGCTGTCCATATTTTTTCAGCAGCAGATTTGCCAACAGCGCGCTTTCCTATTTTAAGCATAGATAAATCATCTTTAGATTTTGCCATTACGCCTTCTAGAGTACCACCACACGCATCTAAAACACCTTCACTCATAATAGATCCCACACCAGGAATAGTAGTCAGCATGTTTGCAGCCGTTCTACGTAAATTTCTATTTGCGGATTTTTGAGCAGATATGGCTTCTGCATATCCGGCAGCGGCGACTGTTGCATCAACTACAAGTCCCTTTGTTGGGATAAATTGCTCAGGGTCGTTTGTCAACATCTTGCAAAGATGATTAATAATGGAGCATGATACTGTAACATCTTTAGAATATATGACAGGAATACCATGTTTTAGTTGAAGACGTAATAGGATAGAAAGTAGCATATTTTCTGAAACAGAGCCTGGCCATATACGATTTAAATCTGCAGACCATCCATTACCAGCTTCCACCAAATATCCAATCGGAATACCCTGTCCGCGTAAAGATAAAAGTCTAGCCCGTTGTTCTCTGTAACGGCCATCACGATTAGATGACGCAAGATCCGACAAAGTCTTTCTTTCTAAAATTAATAAAGGCACTTCTGTTTTTGAATTTACGATCATAATATCACCGACTTCTAAATTAATGGAATCGGTTGACAGTTGATCAAATTTTGTTTGTAATATATTGAACATTTCGTGTTCTCTTGAATCAATATGGACAAGGATGTTATTCATTCTTATCTATATTTATTACGTTCGCGTTTATATACTGTCGCCGGGAACTATATTACGTTCAAATAATGTGTTCCATGAATTACTTAAGTTAATTGCTCCTCCAAAAAGAGGGATCAATTAACTTTTGGTATTTTCATAACAGAGTTTTTACTGAATTTAGTTGCCTTTAAGGGCAACTAAATTCAGTATTAATCGGTTATTATTAAATATTCTTTTATAAACCGTCATCAGGGAGATTGCGATTACCTCCGCGACTTGCAATAAAGTGTCTCTGCTCAGGTGTTGTACATACACAACCGCCCCCACAACTATAAGAAGAACCGCAGCATTCAGGCTTACATTGATTATTCTTGAAAATAAAGAGATTGTCGGGAGACGGTCCTTTAAATTCTGGTCCTGCCATAGGCTCATTGGGTTTTGTGTCGCGCCATACACTGGTATTATCTGCAGGAAGTTTGCGAATATTGTCATAAGCCCCCATTGGTTTATAGTTGTCTCCTGTAGATGCGCCACCCAGATTATAATTTGAGAATCCCTCATTTCTAATTTTTACATTTCCATTTACAACATGGTCAATAAATGCTTCTTGTGCAGTAGGATAATTAGTGTAACCGTACAACATCAACATATTTGCTAATATAATAATTGCCAAACACATAACTAAAAAAAATGTGGGGTGGGAACCTTTAGCCATTCTATCTATTTTTGTGAAGAGTATTTTATTATAACCGGGATAGAGTAAATTCGTAAGTTGAATTTATATTATGTAAACCCACTTCACTGAAATCCCTTATATTCATATTATTTATAGTAAAGGTTCCACTTTCAGTAAATAGCGAAAATAATATATTATTATTGTTTATTGTGCGCCAATTTTCTATTTGTGAGGCTCTTTTCCATACACCATTATTATTATATATCCAATTTGCGCAACTTCCAGTTATTCCGTTTATTAACCCAGTTTGAACGATTTGTGAAGAATGTGTTGCAACTGTTCCTACAACTTTTGTCCAACCATTATTATCTTTAATTATATCGCCAATAGAAACATCGCGTATGTTTTTATATTTTTGTTCAGAATTAATTAAACATAAAATTGGTGTGTCTTCGGAGAATCCACTCTCAGATTTTAAGGCATATTCGTCAGATTCATGATATATAGTATGGGGATTTATCATTTTATATACAAGTTTATCCCAATCAAGCATATTTTTGTTATCAATCTCTTCCCAATCTGCAAAATACCACGTCTTCGTGACCCCTCTTACCGGAATTTTATGGTCAGATGTATTCAAACAGTACAATATTTTTTCACATGTATTGATTTTAGTAGCCATTTTATGTTCTTTAACTAAAGAAGTTTTAACGGGGTCGTATACAATATGCGAACCACTTACATGAATTCCATCTAAATTTCTAATATCTGTTTTAGAATCTGATTGAAATTTCATTACAGATGTTACTACAGAGTCATTTAATAATATATCGCCGATATTTATTTTTGATATATTTTTTGATTCTCCATTTTTAAGTATTATAGGAGTATTTTCTTCAAAACAAAAAGCATCTGCCATAGAACCAACGGAACCACCGAACGCCCCCGCTACAGCAAGTGCGGCTATAGTTAAAGGAACAACGGGGGCAACTAAATAAAAAAAGAAAATTGTTAGTACAACAAGAATTACGCATATTGATATTACAATTATAACTATTAATTTTATAAAATTCATAATACTTTGAACAATACTTATACCTGTATAAACGGCAGCATTGGCAATTGCATGCGCCTTTTGTAATGCATTAAATTGTCGTATATAACTTTTATGTAATTCGTGTAATGTTAGATTAAATCTGCGGTTAAAAACATCAAACATTCGCGTAAGTCCGTGAAACATATTTGATGCCAATGTTCTCAAATTCATAGTGAATCCAATAGATTGTGTAGCAGAATGTGTGAGTTGAAAGAAAACACCGTATATGGGTTTAAGAGCGATATTCAATGCCGATTTTGCAATTTCGGAACTACAATAACTAAAATTGTCTGATGTAAAATCGAAAAATGAACGCGGATCATCAGTAGATTTAAAAAATCCTGCAAACATCATAACTTGTGGGTCACATCTATATTTATTCCAATTTTCAGTTATTTCTTTTGATTGTAATTGTACCATTATTCTAGCTAATCCAAAAGCCATTGCCAATGTTAATATTAATGGTAACCACATTTGTTACTCCCCCTGATTTAAACATAGGCTTTTTACATAATATATTTTGGCGCATTGTCGGGATACTAAAAAAATGTTACTATTTTTTTAGTTTATCTATCATCTATTTTCAAAAGAATTATTCGCTTTTTCAGCCACCAAGTTAGCAAAAATCTTTGTTTGTATTCATCGTTGTGAATTTTTAACACAATGATTAATACATTTATTATTTCACAGTGTTGGTCAGTATCAATTTTGATACTGACCGGTAGATGTTTAGGAACTAGATAAAGTTTTCTTTCTAGCGATAGCCAAATCTGGTTCGTCGAACATATTTTTTGGAGTCTCAATTTCTACGGGAGCATCTGGCGTTCCAACAACGGGGTTGCCTGCACGGATGCGTGCTCCTGCCAATTTTTCACGCTTTTGTGACTCAAAAAATTCATCCTTCTTAATCTCATTATCCTTATAATTTTTCATGAGTGTATTTAATTGATCCTCGGCAAATTCCTGATTTTGAATTTCGTTTGTGCTTGGATCCCAAGGTAACCAAAATCCGACCTGAGCAACATATACATTAAATGAGGGATCCAATTTTTGAAGAGTTTTTGCGCGATGAGCCGCTTCTTCATATGTATCAAAACTTCCCCGCACTTTCAAGCCCCGAACAGTAGTGCGAAAATTATTTTTAGCAAAGAATTCATCTTCTAACTTCTTACGGTTTTTAAACATAAATGAATCATATGCCTCTTGTATTGTAGTCAATTTAAAATCTTTCATGTTTTCCTTTACATGATTTTCCAGAGAAATCGCCACATCACGCGCAAGACTTGCTCTGGTTTTCCTGAAGACTTCATTCGTATTATCTACATCGCTAATAGCAATAGTAGAGTTATTAATTTTATTTACAACTTCTTGAATGGTGTCTTCAGCCTTTGATAGAGCATCTGTAACTAAGCGCATTTGCTTCATCAAAAAATCTTCAGTTGCCTTTATTTTATATTGAATTTCATAATCATTCAGAAATGCTTGGAACATATGAATATCTTTATTTGCTAAAACGTTTTCCGGACTAATAAAACTTAAAGCAACATACCTCTGTCCCGGAATTTCCTTGTCAGACTCCAAATATTCTTCTCTCTCCTCAGCCATTATAATATTTATATATTTATAAAGTTTAAATCCTTTCCGGATTTGTAAAAAATCCTCCTCCTTATACAGAAAACAAATGGACCTGTCTGTAACTGAACTTGTAACTCGCGTTGTTAAGTATTTATTGGAGGGTCTTGCCGTGGCAGTTGCCATGGTAATAATTCCCCGGCGTGTGCCTAGCCTAGAGGAGATTGTAAGTGTATCTGTTGTAGCTGCCGTTGTGTTTGCTATTCTTGATCTGCTTGCCCCCTCTGTTGGTTTAACTGCACGCCAGGGAGCCGGTTTTGGTCTGGGTGCTAATCTCGTTGGCTTCCCCGGCGGAGCCATGTAAGGCTCTTTATAAATAATTTTTGAATAGTATATATTAATATATATTATTCAGTATCGTATATTACTATAATTTATAAATCATATTGAAATATTTTATAAATTATATTTACCGGTCAGTATCAAAATTAGTTAACATTAAAGGCAACTAAATTTGTACGACCTCTGCTATGAAAGTACCGAAATATTAATTCGGGGGTGGCGCACTTACCCAGGGACGAGCATCTATAACATCAGGTAAACCTTCCGTTTCTTTTGCAGGATAACCTCTGAATCGCAACAATGCTTCCTGATTTTGAAATAATCCAAGTTCTTCTCTTCCATTATAAAACATAGCACGACCCGTTTCATCCGCACTTGGCGGAATTCTAGATCCAGAAGGGGCGCCAGAAATCCATCTATACGGCATACCTTCGGGGCTTAAAAAAATATGTGTTTTAAATTCCTTCTTATTTGTTTTTATTTCAAATAAAATAGCCGGAGGGACATATGCTGAACCAAGTCCTGTATAATAAGCACTTGGTAGACTACTTAATACAATAGCAAAAGAACCGTCCGAAGATTTAATGAGACCTTTATTTGGAGTATTGTGAAATGCTTGGTCGGCATTATGATATGGTAAACCAGAACCACTGAAACTGGTACAACGATGAGGTTCCTTTGCAGCTATCCAACGAATAGTCATACTTCTGGCTCCATATTTTGTTATTTGTCCATTTACATATATTTTACCGTCTACATTTCGTTTGACATCAACTTCAATGCCATCACCTTGAATGTGACGAAAGCTCATTCTATAAGAAATAGAGTTTATTTGAATAATAAAATAACAAAAATCAAAATATTATTATTAGTATTTTGATTTATAAAATTATACGATTATGCTCTCGGGGCGCTGTAAGGTGTGGCTCTTGCCGAATATCCATTTGGTTGGTTAAGAAAATGCCACATTTTTTCAGTATCATCGTTTACACATTTACTTTCACTTTCAGATCCAACCATACTGTATGTATTTACGATATTAGGTATTGTTGAATTAGCAAGAGCATCGGGAATATTAGCCAAAGCAGTTGCTTCAGGAACATAAATACGACCTGTACCAATACCGGCATAATGACCCGGGACAGTTTCACAACCCTTCCAAGTACAAACACGTTTGTATAATTCTGGAACCATCGTATCTACACATGAACCTTTGACAGGTGCTGCTTTTTTCTGAAGTATATTATGTGCTTGTTCTATTAAAGTATCTGTACTATGAATCAAGTTTTGGCGACCATCATGTTCTCCCCATTTTCCAGTAGCTTTCAAGGGATAATGGGCGCAACGACTTCTGTAATCTGTAAATAGTCTCCCATCTTGCATTCTGGATGGAGACGTATCATTATGAGAATAAGTTGTTGTAAAACAATCGCCATTTGTTAATTTTGCAGGTGCAAAGGACAATGAAGTCATCTCTGATTTTCGTATTTTTTTTTATTCCATTAATGGTGCGCTAATATCCTCAAAAGACATAATTTCAGGCTTATTATCTGATTTTTGAATTATTGCACCGACTGTATCGCGAAGTATTTTAACAAGTTCCTTTTTCCCTTTTGTAGAAGCACCGGGAATATTATTAGCTTCAGCCATACGACGCAATTCTTTAGTGGTCATTGTTTGTAAAGGGGATTCCAGAGATTTGTCTATATCATTTATATTTGTAGAAGAGACCGAAGGCATTGCCAATCCGCCAGGAGTTAATTCATCAATTTGGATAGTATTACTGTTATTATTACTAATATCAGAACTTGTAGAACCAATAAACGCAGAAAATTCGGCTTCAGTATTAGCACGTTCTTCTTCTAGATCGCCGGCGATAGATTCTGGAGGTGGTGCGTACGAGTTTGAATATGGGATTTCTTGTTTTTGTTCTTCCAAATTTAGTTTCTCTGTTTGAGTATTTTCAGAAACATTTAATGATTCAGTTTGTCCGGGAAGATTGGAGATAAATGTTTTCATTTCATATACAACGTTATCAAGTAAATTTACTTTGCGTTGAATATACTGTATTTGCGTCCAAAACCAATAAATAACACCGAGTAATAATATAGTTCCACAAAGAGCAATGTAAAAGGACTCGGGTAGTTGCATTTGCTTTCTACAACGAGTTTTCGGGGGGCAGAAGACCGCGTTCACGTAGAATTTCACGGACACTACTTACCGTTGAAATTCCAGGTATTAAGCGATAAGAATAAACAATGTTGTCTTTTTGTTTATCGTCTGCTTCCATACAAAATGGTTGTGCTAAAGAAGACAGTTTATCTGGTAATTCGCGATAATGCGTAGAAATTAAAGATGCTACAGAGTTTGCCCCTTTTTCATATAATTGTTTTAAAAATACATAACTTGCTTCTGCTCCATCGTGTGCATTTGTTGAATGAAAAATTTCATCCATGAGTATAAAATTTGCCCCTTTTGTTGTATTTTCCGTAATAGATAGTATATGTTTAGCAAATTCTATTTCGGCTTCAAAAAGACTTAGTCTGCCCAAAGTATCTGCAGGTGCCAAGGCTGTTTCAAACCTTGATATAGGTACAAAATCCATAGATTTAGCAAATGCTATTCCCCAACTTTGAGCACACATAATAGCAAACCCAACAGATTTACACAATGTTGATTTACCCCCACGATTTGGCCCAGTTATAAGTATATGATTGTGATCTTTTTCAAATTTAATAGAATTTAATATTCTTTTTCCATGTGGAATCATTGGGTGATAAATATCTTTTATACTTAATTCAAATTCTCCAGTGTATTGTTTGCCTTTTGGAAAACAAATACCCTTAAGTTTTGCCAATGAACTATATAAATCATATTCAGACACCCATTCGCGCAATATTTTCAAAGCTAAAGAATTATTGTAAAATTTTCCGTAAGCCCCTAAATCTGTTGTGTCATTTGTAAAACCAATAGCATCCGCAACAGCAATACCTTCATCCGATTGTAACAAGACGGCTAATTTTTTACTAGTCTTTACATATTCTATAATTTTTCTACCCCTTTCTCTAATATCGGATGCTACAGTTCTAAGATGAATAGCAGATTGTATTTGATTCCATATATTAGAAATAAATACACCAGCACTAAATAATATATATATATATTTTGCTAATTGACCAAATGAATTATTATTGCCAAATGAGAAAGTTGGGGCATTTGTCAAAATGATTTTATGTATTAAACCACAATATTCATTTATAGGAATATATATATTAAACATATTTCTCAATAATATAAATGGTATAATAATAACCAAAAATGGTGTTAGAATAGCAAAACCTGGTAGAAATAACGTTTTCCAAAATAAAATTGCCTCAATAACAGTACCCCACGTATTAATAAAATCCCCAGTATTGCCGGGTTTTAGATATATTTGTTCATTTGTGTCTTTTAATCGTTTATCTATAGAATTTATATTAATAATTTCATCAACGGCATCTTCAGTACGACCAATAGATTCGAAACATTCATTTATATTTTTTAAAAATATATCATTTTTTCGTATCTCTTTTCTTATTTTTACAATTGGTTGTTGGATATTTTCCAGACATTTAATTGTATCAACGGGTTGTTCAAAACGTTTCATAGCATAAATTCTTCCTGATTTTGTAGAAAAATTAATTAATGAACATGTACCACTTATATCAAGATCGTCATGAACAAATTTACCAACGATCATACCCGCCATCCTAATTATCCCTTATTCAACAGATTCGTCTAAAAAAATGAAGTTAATACGCAAAATACATTTGCGGTAAAATGAATTCTAAAAAGTCATTTATTAATAAAGACAGAATGCTTCCAGAGTTATTGGAAGCAGTTCTTAGCCTCCGGGATTCAAATGATTACAAATGTCCTCCAGATATTGTTATAAATATCGAGAACTTAAAATTTGTGAAGGCAGTGTATTATAAACCTCAGGCTTCAAAATCGCCGATACACAACAGTGGCGCCAACAATAGCAATAATTATGGAAGTGGTACTAGTGGTGGATGTTGGCGCAGTAGAAATACAGATGTTGGTTTTCGCGCTAATATGCCAGATGTTGGAAATATAAGTATTCGTCGTATTCCAACTGACCAGTCACTGTCGTCGTACGGTGAAGATTCAACCCCCCGCCGTTATCCTAATAAACCTCAAAGTCCTTATTCTGATGGACAAATTTCACCATATCCTGGGGGAGGAAGATATGTAAGCAATATCATTTCAGATAAGCCAGTAGAAGATAGAATAATAGGCCACATCCGAGCAAAATTAAATAAATTTAGTCATAATAATTACGATAGTATAAAATCATTTCTTGAACAAATTATGACAAGCAGTGAAACAAAATTTATTAGTGAATTTATGGATTTATTATTTACAAAAGCTGCCTCTGAAAATATTTATTGTAGTTTATATGCGCGACTTCTATCAGAATTAACTGAAAAATTCCCACATTTAAAATTAGAGATAAGTAATATTTATAAAAACTTCATATCAATATTTCAAGAAGCACATAATATTCCTGATCAAGGTTCAGATGATTATAAAAAATTTCTTGATGCTCAAGAGAAAAAAAAGTTCAGACAAGGTTATAGTCATTTTCTTGCCGAAATTTATAACAAAGGATTGCTTCCACAGGACGCAATGGAAATAACTATAATGACTATAATTGAATCATTAAATAAATTACAAAAAGATTCATTAAATACTTTGGTTGTAGAAGAATATTTGGTAAGTCTATCGAAAATTATTACTACTTTGGATATTACAAAATCGGGTCCATATCCACCGTATATTGTAAACATGTTAGATATGCTGAAGACGACATTAGAAAAACCAAAAACAGAAACAACTGGTTACACAGCAAAATCACGGTTTAAAATTATGGATATAATGGATGCTATTCCAAATTAGTCCAATATTATTTTACCGGTCAGTATCGAATTTACTTGCTTTTAAAGGCACTAAATTTGTACAACCTCTGCTATGAAACTAGGGAAAGTTAATTGCACCCCCTCTTTTTTGGGGTGCAATTAACTTTGGTACTTCATGGTAGAATATTTTTAATTAAACAGTAAAAAGTTAAGAGGATCCAAATGTTCTTAATTTTTTTTTTTTACAGGGTGACATTATAAGGGATCTGTCAACAGATTTAAGCAGTTTGTTACTATATACTATAAATACTATAAATACTATAACATAATGGTTGAATATATATGTGTTATTTGTCATAAGAACTTTGCACAGAAAGGGCATTATGATTCTCACAAGGTAAGAAAAAGGCCTTGTAAGAAGAATGGCACAATAGAAAATCTTGTAGAAAAAAAGGTTCAAGAGGTCTTATCAAAAACCAATATAATTGTGAATAGTTATGATACTGGAAATAACCAAATAGTTAAGCCATTTATGAAATGGGTTGGTGGAAAGACACAGATTATTACTGATGTATTAGAACTCTTTCCAAAGACAATGAATAACTACCATGAACCATTCTTGGGAGGAGGTAGTGTTCTTCTTGCCTTACTTACTTATAAGGCTAACGGCTCTATAAAAGTATCTGGAAACATATACGCAAGTGATTTGAATTCTTACCTTATAGGATTATATAAGAATATTCAATCTCATCCAGATGCATTAATAAATGAAGTAAAGAAACTATCAGATGTGTACGCAAAGTGTAAAGGAACGAATGTAAACCGCAAAGCATTAACAATTGAAGAAGCAATGACTTCTCCAGAATCATATTATTTCTGGATTAGAACTAAGTTTAATGCGCTATCAAAAGAGGCAAAGACTTCTATAACTGGTTCTGCTATGCTATTATTTATGAATAAGACTTGCTTTCGTGGACTATATCGCGAAGGCCCAAATGGGTTTAATGTTCCATACGGAAACTACAAAAATCCTTCAATTCTTGATCAAGAACATATTAAGAATGTATCTAAATTAATCAAAGATGTTGTATTTACAAATTGTTCGTTTGGTGATGCTCTTACTAAAATTACAACAAATGATTTTGTATACCTTGACCCACCTTACGCACCAGAAAATGATACGTCATTTGTATTATATACATCCGACGGGTTTAACTTGGATAATCATAAAGCACTATTTAAGATATGTGGAGAAATGAAGGCAAAAAATGTAAAAATGTTAATGAGTAATGCAGAAGTAAAACTTGTAAAAGACGCATTTCCATCATCTACATATAATATTAAAATCATATCTTGTAGAAGGGCTATTCACTCAAAAGAACCCAACGCAAAAACCAATGAAGTCCTTATTACCGGTCAGTATTAAAATGCGTTCGGTAATTCACGGTACATAATGAATATTATTAAAAATTATTTATTGTAAATATGATAAAAAAATGAACTCCGATTTATATAAAAATATATGGTAAAAGTAAATAAAACATGCCAAAAAAGCCTTCTGGTAAAAGGGGAGGAGGAAGGCACTGTATGGAGAGTGACGATGACAGTAGTGTAGATAACAAGGGCAATATTCGTAATTTAATAGACTATGATTACGACGAACCTTCTGCAGATTCTGATTCCAGTAGCGATAATTCAGAGATAATAAATAAAATTATAGAGCGTCCAAAGCGTGCCGCGGCATTAAAAGCCCGTATTCGAATTCGTCGAGCCTCACAATCTTCATCTTCTTCGGACGAGTCTTTTGTCCCCGAGAAAATCAGTAAAAAAAATAAACGTGGCATTAAAAAACCACAACCAAAAACTCCTTCTAAATTAATAACAAAACCAAAACGGCCTGTAAAAATGGAAACAGAAGAAGAGGAGGATGTAGAAGAGGAAGATATGCTTGATAATGAAACAGAATTGGATGAAGATGACGATAACGATCACGATGATTCTGAGACATTGTCTGAATCTGAATCTTCAAAAACGGGTAATTCTCAACGTATCGGTTTAATGATAAGTGGTTTTGGAAATCAGGCTATTGACCCAAATAAACCAAAAAAGTATAAGATGAAGGAACAGCCAATAATTGTCCAAAAGTTTGTCAAATTAGTTCAGAGGGGAAATGCAAATGAAGATAATGGCCAAAATATTGATACAGATATTACATATTTTAAGAGATTGCCGGAAAAGCAACAGTCGCAAATAATTGAAAAGATGGAGCGAAAATTTTCAATGGATGAAGAACAGGTTCCTCTCAAATTCAAATTATTAGAAAAGCAAGTACCACAGGCTATTGAAAAAATAGCAATGTCTAAATATAATACTCTTATGAATATTGATGCCTCAACCAACGAATATTATAAATGTTTTCACTGGGTGGATGGTTATTCAAATATTCCAATTGGAGTATATAAGGATTTGCCTGTAAAGTTGGAAGACGGTACGGAGAAATGTGCGGAATTTGTTTCTGAAGTCAGAAAAAATATGGATTTGGCAATCTATGGACAAGAAGATTCAAAACTTCAGATTCTACAATTTGTGAGTAATTGGATAGCAAATCCAGTTGGAGCAGGTAATGTATTAAGCATATATGGGCCAATGGGTGTTGGAAAAACAACTCTTGTGAAGCAGGGTGTTGCAAAGGCTCTTGGTCGTCCATTTCATTTTATCTCATTGGGTGGTGCGACAGATGCATCTTATTTGGATGGACACTCTTACACGTATGAAGGTTCGACGTGGGGGCGTATTGTTGATATTTTAATACAATCGAAATGTATGAATCCAATTATATATTTTGACGAGCTTGATAAAGTAAGTGAAACGCCAAAGGGGGATGAGATTATGAACCTATTAATACATATAACCGACGGTTCACAAAATGACAGATTTCAAGACAAATATTTCTCTGGAATAGATTTGGATTTAAGTCGGTGTCTATTTATTTTCAGCCACAACAATCATGAGAAAATCAATCCAATTTTGCGCGATCGTATGTACAATATTCGTGTAGATGGTATGTCTCTTAAAGAGAAAATGGTTATTGCGGAACAGTATTTAATCCCTGCAGCAATGCGGGTCGTTGGATTGTTTGAGAAAATATCTTTTCAAAAGGAGGTTATAGAGTATATTATTGAAAATTTTACAGGCCAAGAGAAAGGCGTTCGCGAATTAAAACGTTGTATTGAGACAATCATGAGTAAATTGAATTTACTCCGTTTCTATAATGATAAAAAATTGGTTCCTTTTGCGATTGAAGGCTTTACATTACCATTTATTCTCAAAAAACAACATGTTGATCTTTTCCTAAAAAAGAAGGAAGATAATGATATTAATCCAAGTTTGGCCGGTATATACACATAAATATAAAATATTTATCGGTCAGTATCAAATTTAGTTGTCTTTAAAGGCAACTAATTTCGGTACTTCATGGTACAATTTTGTTATTTATTTATAGATAAAAAATAATTTAGATTCAAAAATTATATAAATTTTTGAATCTAAAACTGAAGTTTGGTACTGACGGCTAATTATTTTTTATTGTTTTGCCTTTATTAAATACCGGTCACTAACAATTTTAGTCGCCTTGTAGGGTAACTAAAATTGTACGACCTCTGCTATGAAAGTATGGTAAGTTAATTGCCCCCTCTTTTGGTGGGAGCAATTAACTCCGGTACTTCATTGTATA